CTCTACGAAGTCGCATAGTTTTTCTCCTTTCTATATGCGCCGTAGAGTGCCTTTCTGTTGTGGTTGACAGGGGAGCGGGGTTACCTTTCGGGGTGGCCCCGTTCTTTTTTGTTTGACACACCGGATAGTTTGCTGTATAGGTAATGAAACAGCAACCAACTGGAGGGAAGTAGTATGTCAAAAGAATCAAACAAATCACTGTACATCGTGGCGTATGTCACAGAAACAAAAAAGACAGAGTATGTGTACAACACAGACTTTATGACATCTGATGAGATAGACCAGTTGATGAAAGCTACTGCTTATGTTGAGCATGAAGCTGGCTGGGAATTTGTAAATGATGAGATAACAGAATCTGAAATTCAAATGAAATTGGAGATAGCGTAATGACAGACACAACAGGCAAGTACGAGTGGAATGTCAGGGTCGCAAAGCAAGGCTACGACTTTGCTGAATTTATTGTAAGTGCAGACACTGCCCAAGAAGCAGAAGCACAGATAGACCCCAACAGTGTTAGTGACGAACATTGGAACGGTGATGGCTGGGAACATCCCGAACTATATATCTGTAAGTATTCCACTGAACGCATGGACAGAATCCATCCAGACCTTTATGTGAACCCTGATAGCGCAGGCACTATGGAACTTACAGACTACGAGCATGGTTTCTTGATGGCTACTTCTCATTACCTACATGCACAGTTAGTGGATACAGGCTGGGAAGATGACGAGTGGATGGAAGTAGAACTGGACGGCAAACATTACGACCTACACTTCTGGTGTGAGGAAGACGATTCGGGAACAAGCTGTACTGCTTACGCTACAAAGATGGAAAAGGAACATAGGACAACTGATACCAACACGTTTAAGAGGTTATGGTAAAATGTCTGGACTTACCTGCAAGGATTGTGGTACCTACCATGATAGCTATAACGACCTAAAGCACATCGACTGGGACACTGGCGGATTTTGTCAGGGTTGTGGGTCCGATGATTTTATAGAAGAAGGGAATGACGATGAGTCAGTTTGAAACACCAAAACAATTAGCCCACAACAAAATTCTGGCGGCAACATCTATGCTGAGTTACCTTGTTATAGATGAACCCCAGAACTATTCCCAGATAAACAAATGGGCAAGACGTGTTGTGGAACTATCAGAAGAGATACTCACCGAAGAATTAGAACAGGAGCTTATGCAAGATGGGTAAAATGAAACAGCTTGCAATGGACCTCGAAGAGGACTACTGGGAGAAGGCATCGTTCTGGGCTGGCTGTTGTGAATACAGAGGACAATTCCTAGAACGAATGGCACCACACCGAGACAAGATGGCACACATGACAAATGCCGAACTTGATGAACTACTGACCCAAGCATGGGATGAAAAATGGAGCGAGTACCAATGACAAATAAGCCACACCAAATAAACATCACGCCGAAGCAAAAGACGCAACTCCTAGAGATTATCAATCGCGTTAAAGACATGAACAGGATGACAGATGACAAAGGCCCACTTAATTACGATGACGTTTGCTATCTGGAAACTGTAGAGTTTAGACTGGCTGACATGTTTGACATGCAACAAGAGATGACAGCCTGCGAACATGGCAAGTACCGAAACAGATATTCTGATTATGAATACCTCACGCCAAGCGAGACAAGAGCAAAACACAAGGCTGACAAATGACAAACGCTAAACGTGACAAATCCCCCACGCTAAACGTGACAAATCCCCCACGCTATCAAACAGTAGTTGAATTGCTTGCATCTGCTAAGTGTGGGTGCGGTAGTCGGGCCGACGTTATGCAAGATGGAAGGGGTTATTTTTGCGCGGCGTGTTGGGTTTCTATATTTACAAAACACGCTTGACAATGGGGGCTGGTTTGTTTAACGGTTAAGGTGCCACATATGAAAAGGAACCGAACCGATGAAAAAAGCAGACACAAACAAGCCAGCCTTTACCATGTATCCAAAGGCCCGTCGCTCTATCGCAGATATAAAGACGGGTGCATTAAAACACAGCAAGAATGCCAAGATAGCAGATAAAGGAAAGCTAGCTATTGTAAAGAAAGGCCAGTTCAAAGGCTATGTCATTCTTACATTAACCCTAGAAGAACGCGCCACTTGCCCTCGCTCTTGTTATCATTGGGATGATTGCTACGGAAACAACATGGCATTCGCGCATCGTATCGAACACGGGCCAGCACTCGAAGCCAAGATAGAAGAAGAGCTAGAAGAATTATGCGCTACATATAAAGGCGTGATAGTCCGGCTTCATGTTCTGGGTGATTTTTATTCGGTGGATTATGTGACCTTCTGGGAAAAGATGCTGGGCCTATATGATAACCTTGCGGCTTGGGGATACACCGGACGCTCTAAAGATGAGCCGATAGGACAGGCCCTTGCATATGTCCGGCACCTTTTCGGCACCCGTTGGTCTGTTCGTTTCAGTAATGACCTAGACATTTCCTTCTCAGCTAATAGTCTAGAAAGAACGGAACCAGCAAAAGGAAAATCGTTTGCTTGCCCTGAACAAACAGGACAGGTTGCAAACTGTGCAAACTGTGCGCTTTGCTGGTCGGCACCAGATAAACAGGTTTTATTTGCCACGCATTAAATGACAAACAGGCCACGCTAAAGTTTTCTATTGGGGATATATCACAAGCTCATCCGGTTTTTTGTTTCCTTTTGGCTGGGCTGGTTTGGATTTATCAAGATAATTTGCGAGATGGGGGCAGAATTATCACCAAAACGCTGCCGAAATATTTGTTGTTTACATTGTTTCCGGTCTGTGTTTATCCTGTAAATGTCCCGGCCTTTTGCCGGATATTTTAACCACAACGAAAGAGAAATATTATGCCTAATGATTTAACCACACTCCCTTTTGGGGAATTAAAAGAGATAAGGGACGGCTGGGAATACCAGCATTCAAACCCGTTTAATCTTGACCTATTCACACAACGGGCCGTATTCGAGCGGGTGCCAGTTGTAGCGGAACCGACTATTGATGATATCGTACACCCTGAAAGAATGACGGGCTTTGATGCTATCTTTAATCGGGCATCCGGTGAAGTTGTCCAGATGCGACCTGTTCCTAAATCCTACCAGCTAGTGCCACATGAAACGATGTTAGCAAAACAGGCTGAACAAATCCAAGATAGCGAATTAAGGAATCAGTCTGTTAAGGTTGTAGACCGTCTTTTCGAACAAGGGAAGAAGGCGCACCGGACTATTTACTTCACCGATTTAACGTCGGAGGTGAAGAGCAGGGCGGGTAATGATAGCGTCGTGCCTCGTCTGGACGTGTTCAATTCAATAGATATGTCTTGGGCGTTTCAGGTGTTCTCTGGTGCCTATCGTGACCTGTGCCGCAATACCCTAGTCTTTGGCGGGGAAAAGGCCTATCACCAAAAGCGGAAACATACCCGCAATTTGGACACTACAGCGATGACTGGGAAGGCTATGCTATCTTTGGATATGTTCACCAGCCAGCGTGAAGTGATGGATAACTGGGCGCGGCGTCCCTTGTCATCTAGGCAGTTTGCCGAGATATTGGAAGACTCGATTTGTGCTAGACCAGCAAAGCCAAGCGATAAAGAGGGCGACCGTCTGGTAAACAAAAGCCTGTTTAATTACATGATGGACTTATTCGCAGAAGAGACCGACGAACTGGGTGAGACGATGTGGGCGGGATACAATGCGCTCACTCACTGGTCTACCCATACAATGGAAAAGGGGATATCCACCCAAAAACAGCACGATACCCAGCGCGTACGTTCTGGACATGTTCGGGATATCTTAACGGGTGACGCTTGGCAGTCCCTAGAATTGGCGGCGGCATAAATGGAAGCCCTATACGTTATCTATAGAACAATGACTGTTGTTCTGTTATGCTTAATCATCTACTCTATCTTTGTTCAATAGAAAGGAACAAAAAACCATGTTAAACGAAACACAAATCAACGAAATCAAGAACCAGTTAAACCTTGCCATTCGTAGCGATAAGATGAGCCGCGAACATGTTGTGAAGGCCTTTGAACTCTTGGCGGATATCCAGCAGACAACGGCGGCGGCACCAATCGCGGCACGTTTTGGGGAGCCCGTGAGCTTGCCAGTTGTGGCACCCGCTAAGAAGCCAGCCACGAACACGAATGGGGCTACATTGTTGGCGGTACTCAAGCGGCGGGAATATCCGGTACTTATTCGGACCCTTGCAAAGGATGCAGGCTTGTCTAGCTCAGTGGTTCATTCAGCTATTTCGTATTTGAAGGCGCAAGGGTACAATATTAAAGGCGTTCAATCTGCAGGTAAAGGAAACCGGATGCAGTACAAGCTAGTAAAGAGAGGGGGTTAATTATGGACCCGATTGAAATGCTAATGACAGCTAAACGGTTTTCAAAGCCGGATGTGCCCATAGACTTTGGGTTTGTCTATAGCGACTTTTCTCATCTATCGACTGCCGAAGTTTTCGAGGGTTGCGAAGTGACGATAGATAAAGACTACAAGGCCATCTACATCCAAGCTAACGGATACGAGGTAACGGTTGCGCTGGGAAATACTCCTGACTGGACGACTACCAGCACTTGCGGGGGCTTTGATGGTGCTCTTAAAGTTTACGTCAACAAACAAGAAGACTTTGGAGAAGAAGAAGCACTGTTTACTCACACTCTACCAATCATAAAGGAAAACCAAGCCGATGAATAAGGACCATTTTGAATACAACATTACCGAAGATAACGCTTCACACTTTGCGGTAGTACCAGCCGCAGACCTCAAGAGACTGCGGGATTACGTCGAAATGTTACGGTCTCAGATTAGCTTTTTGGACAAACAATTGGATGCCATGGGCGTCGGTAGCTGGGATATGCATGTAAAGACCGTTGCTGATATCCAAGTTAAGAAGGGGGCCAAGTAATGGTAGACCGTTATGGGTTTGTGGTGTTCTACACCTTGTTGTTCCTTTGTTTGGTAACAATAATGGCGACGGCATCATGACCGCTTTACACATCCTGCTAGTTCTTTTATTATTATTAGACTAGCGTTTATTTCCTCCCGTGAAGCCCTCCAGCATAGTCTGGGGGGTTTTGCGTTGGGGGATAGTCTGGAATATACCGTTAGCCGTTGCAGTTGTTGGGGTTTTACCCTTTGGGATTGTCCCCGTAGTGCTAGTTATATCAACATAAACAGTCAGCCTTTAGGGTAAACCATACCGATTAAACCCTGCGAACATGTGACAAATGACAAGACACGGACACGGGCGGGCGCGGGCGCATGTATTCTTCAGGGGTTATGGTGCTAGTTCGCGGGATATGGTGCCTGCAGGTGATACGTGGCAATCATTGATGGTGAAAAGATAAATATTGCCTTGCACGGGTACGCATGGGCCACCCCACCCCCCTGCCATTTGCTAGCAATCCCGACATGTTTTTTGTATTTTAGGGGTTACCTGTATGGCATTCCCGGCAACGTGTAGGGCAACGTCTGGGGGCAAAAGAAAACCCCCTTCCCGCGAACGGGTAAGGGGGCCTATCAGTATACCGGGGGGGATATAGGGTTTAGCCCGGCGAGGTTACACCCAGTGTAACGTCAGATTTACCATCTGTCAACCCAAAAACGCCACCCCCGTGTATTTTTTTTATATTGTTGGGCATTACCTGTTGACAACACACTATATTAACGCCATAATAAGGGTGCTGGCGGTTGCAAAAAGGCGAACGACCCCAACCATAGCGATTTATCCTTACATTATAGGTCTTCGATACGCTTCCCCGGCACTTAATCCCCCCATGTTCGCAGGAAACAAAATGAATTTGGTCCAACAACCAAAGAAGAAGGGCCTTTCCGAAAAGCAGGAAACGTTCCTCACGGCTTTGTTCGAAACCAACGGTAACTTCAACCAAGCAGCAGAGGTTGCTGGGTACTCACACGGCTCTGTGACGTGGTTACGAGACAGTTTAGCCGACGAAATTGTAGAACGCACCCGTGCGCTCCTTGCAGGCAACTCCCTGAAGGCCGCGAACAAGATGATAGACCTTGTAGATACCCCCGTCGTAGAACGTGGGGACGACCTGAAGCTACGTGCTGCAGAGGCGATACTCAACAGGGTTGGTCTGGGTAAACAAGAAACAATGAATCACAACGTACAGGCTATCCACGGGGTAGTTCTGCTGCCACCAAAGAAAGATATGGTAATAGACAATGGCTAAAAAAGAATTTGAATATCAACCCGGTCAGCAGCACTCCAACATGGTTAGTGCGCGTTTAGGACCTGCCTTAAAAGCCCTGAACAGTTCTCAGGATGTCTCAGCATCAGATAAAAGGCAGTTCGTTAGAGACATCAGGGATGCTGTCGAACTTGGTATTGTTTCTGCAAGTGATGCTAAAGTCAAATCTGCGCTATCTGGTGTAACTGGGTCTAAGTCTAAACGCAAACAAACAGGCATGGCTGACCGCATGGCACACCGTGGACGCAAAGCCGCCTCTTCTGCAGATAAGAACGACTAGATGCCAAGAGAACACGGCGGCAGAAACACTGGAAAAAAGACTAAGTATGGTCGTCCCCTCTATGAAAAGGATGGGGAGCAATTCTCCGAGCGTTCATACACATTCCAAATAGACGACAAGCATGTGAATGTACCTAGTGTACAGGGCAAGTACGAGTACGGTGAAGATGAGCTATACGACGCAGTTATAGACGGAAAGATTAAGCCCACGTCTGCTCATGGCAGCCACGTAGAGGCGAGAAAAGCTGCTATCAAACGCAGCAAAGATATGTTTAAGGAACACCGTGGCAGACGAGCAGCAAGCACCGCCGAAAAAGAAGGGTAGACCTAAAAAGGACCCCAATGCGCCAAAGGCAACTTACAATCTTTCTCGCGCTGAAAGAGCCAGACGTGCGCTACAGGCTCGTGTTCGCAAAGCTGAAAAGGCTAAAGAGAAGCACCAGCAAAAAGCTCAAGATAAAGCCAGCTACGCTCGTAAGCTAAAGAAGAGTGCCAAGAAGGTAGAGACCGCAATCAACGGCACGGGTTCGCGGGTTGTAGATATGGATGACGTATCCAATCTCCCGGCAACGGTCAAGGAAATAATTGATGATACCCCTGTTATATTCAAACCTAACGACGGTCCTCAAGAAGAGTTCCTTTCGGCCCCTGAACAAGATGTTCTGTATGGCGGTGCAGCGGGTGGTGGTAAAAGTTTCGCACTTCTTGCCGACCCCTTACGATACTGCCATAATGCTAACCATCGTGGGTTGCTTCTTCGCCGGACTCTTGACGAACTAACAGAACTAATAGACAAGTCCAAGCAGCTTTATCCAAAGGCATTTCCCGGAGCCGTATATCGGGAATCTAAATCCACTTGGGTTTTCCCTTCTGGGGCAACCATGTGGTTCACCTATCTAGACCGCGACAAAGACGTAACTCGTTTTCAAGGTCAGGCGTTCAACTGGATAGGCGTTGATGAAATCACCCAGTATCCGAGTAGCTATGTTTGGGATTATTTGCGTTCACGTCTTCGGTCAACGGACCCAGAACTACAGAAAAACCTTTGTATGCGATGTACTGCTAACCCCGGTGGCGTTGGCGGCTGGTGGGTTAAAAAGATGTACATCGAGAAGCACACGGAGAATGAGGCTTTTCCGGCGTACGACCCAGAGACGGGTAGAGCGTTTCTTTGGCCTGACACACATCCTACAAGAGCAGGACAGCCTCTCTTTTATAGAAAATTTGTACCAGCTAGATTAACCGACAACCCATACCTTATGGCTGACGGACAGTATGAAGCAATGCTTCGTTCGTTACCAGACGTAGAACGTCGCAGACTACTTGACGGAGATTGGGATGTAGCAGAAGGCGCAGCCTTTCCTGAGTTCTCCCGTTCCAAGCATGTCGTCGAACCTTTCGAAATGCCAACCAACTGGCCCCGGATTCGTGCTGCGGATTACGGCTACGCTAGTCCCTCTTGCGTCCTGTGGGGTGCAATCGACTGGGACAACAATATATGGGTGTATAAAGAGTTATACGCTAAACACTTGACAGCAGAGCAGTTAGCTGATAAAATACTAGAAATGGAGGAGTTAGACCCTCTACCCCACTACAACGTCCTTGATGCCTCCTGCTGGAACAAAACAGGCTTTGGACCATCTATCGCAGAAACCATGATGAGAGCAGGTGTTCGATGGACACCATCTGACCGTAATAGACTGCAAGGAAAGATGGAACTCCATAGAAGACTATCGGACGACCCATATACCAAAGAACCACGTTTACGAATCTTCGCAACCTGTAAACACACTGTCGCACAAATGTCAGGTATTCCGCTGTCCAAAACCAACAGTGAAGACGTAGATACAAAAGCAGAAGACCACGCATATGATGCGCTCCGTTATATGGTTATGACTCGTACAAGTGGTTATACATCAATTCATAAATCATTGCAAGGCATAAAAGACCAAGCCTTCCAACCCTTTGATGGGACATTCGGATACTAATGGCACTCACGGATATAGAATTAGGTAAAAAAGCAAAAGACGGTACTCTCACGCTGGGCGAGGCGTGGGATTTTGCCATGTCTAAGGCTGACGAAAAGCAAAAGAAGCGCATCAACCCTATTAAGTCGGGTGCTAAAACATTAGGTATTGACCTGAGTACCCCCTACAAAGACCTCAAACAAGCTGATATAATCAAGCTGTTTACTGTCGAAGGTAGCCCCGACGCTAAGAATAGAGCCTACAATCTTCAAACACTAGAGGCACTGGTACGCCCCGTAATGGAACGCTACGGTGCCACAGCCGCTATGGAGACAGTAGCCGAGGGTGTTGACGAGATTATGTACCCGCAGCTAGCTGGTGCAAAAGGTTTAGCAGGAACACAACGCACAGGTCTAGCTGGCGAACGTCCAATGCAAGGTCTTTTTCCTAAAGAAGAGCTAGATAAAATATACGCAGAAGCAACTCCTCTTGTTGCAGCCGAGTATGGTCAACCTACATCAGACCTATTAGAATACCACAAAGCTACAGCAAATCGTCCTGAACAACTGTTAGGTCTTAAAAAGTCAGACGTTACTATTGTGGGTGATACCATAACAGTAAAAGGCAAGGTAACAACAAAGAAAGACCACAAGGGTCGCCCTGAACTTTCTTTTGATACTAATTCACGTTTAGGCCGTCTTTTAAAACAGAACTACGATACAAGCACATCCGATTATCTGTTTGACGTTACAGATGGAGACTTCACGGACGCTTTCAACAAGCACATCGGAATTCGTCTTCAACCTTTTGCTAACATACTCCCAGCAAAAGAGATAAAAAGTCGTTCTCCTGCTGGTGAGCTAGTTCGTAATTACGAGCCTGTAACCACACCATCTGTCATCCGCTCTATCGTACCTCGTTTCATGCTAGAGCAATACAACGTAAACGAAAACTTCGTTGAAGGTATGATGGGCCACGTAAATCCATCTATCTTAAAAAAGAACTACGCTGGCTTCGTACCCCAAAAAGACCTGCCTGCCCTGATTGAAAGTCCCGTAGACTTTGCAGGTGGTGAGTTTGGTACTACACAGACAGGCCGTGTAAACCTAGACCTTTTAACTGACGAACAAAAAGAAGCCCTTGCTTCTGAGCAGCAAACAACCATATTAGCAGAAGAACGTGCCAAACAAAGTCAAGCAGCGGCAGCAGTAGCCGAGGCCGAGGCAAAACGAACTTCTACCCTAGCTGCTATTACCCCTGAACAAATTCAAGAAGCTGAAGACAAGTCTCGCGCTTTGGAAGAAGCTAAGATTAAAGGTAGACAGGCCGCAAAACTGGCGAGTGCTGACGCAGACGTAGTTCCTGAATCCAACCCAGAAGCCCGTGCCAACTTGGAACGGAAAGGCTTTGATGCAAAGTCGATGGCAGAGGAAATTAACAAGTATATCGGCAAGGTACCCAGACCCGTCAAAAAGGCATTAGGACCTTTGGGTTTAGGTCTGACTGCAGCGACTGCTGCTTCAACAGCAACTGAGGTAGAAGCGGCTACAGGCTCTCCTGCCCTTGCTGCCATCGCTGGCGCATCAGAGTTTGGCCCTATAGGGTATAGTGACGTACGAGACATTGCTGCTGGACGGTCAGAGCCTGACACGTTTGGTACAACACCTGCTAGTCGTATAGCTGCCGAAGAACAGGCAGGTTTTATCGACTTAGGACGTGACAGGGGACCTGAAGCCGCTCCTGCCACTCAACAAGACCAAGGCTTTTTAACTAGATAATGGGAGATGACCATGCCTAATAATAATTACAATTATGGCGCATCCTACATCATGAACTCAGACAAGACATCTGTTGACGACGAGATGGGGTCAAAGACTCTTTACCGTGAAGGTTTAGAATTTGACACTCGTGCCAAGACAGATTCTTTGACTGAAGACATGCCAAAGGCAGCGACCAAGGGTGCAGTAGACCCTTCTGTAATGAAAATGGCTGAAGAACGCGATTACTAAATTATGGCAGATGATAACTTCCTTCAACCTGAAGATGACACGACCATTCCACTGTATGACGCGGATGAAACCTTTCCCGGTCTAGCAGGATACGTAAAACAGAAGTTCGAAGAAGCTGAAAACGGACGTTACTCTCACGAGCAGCGTTGGTTGCAAGCCTACAAGAACTTTCGTGGTGTTTACGACTCTTCTACAGCCTACCGTGATTCAGAACGGTCTAAGGTGTTCGTTAGAATTACCAAGACTAAAGTTTTGGCTGCTTACGGGCAGATTGTAGATATCCTGTTTGCCAACAAGAAGTTTCCTCTAGTCGTACAGCACACTCCTGTTCCCGAAGGGATTGCGGAGTTTGCACACATGGAGACACCCCTAGACCAGATGGAAGACCCATATGGTTTTGTTGGTGATGGGCGTGATTTGCCACCCGGACAATTAGGTGCAACGCCATCTAGTAAGTTTCTTGGTGGGCTTCAAGGAGAGTACGGCAGCTTGCCACTCGCTGAAGGTCCTGCAAAGATGGGTGAACCACAGATTAGCCCAGCACAAATTGCAGCGATGAACATGGAAAAAGTTATCCATGACCAGTTATTAGATACCAACGCAGTAAACGTTTTCCGAAATGCTATATTTGAATCGTCCCTTCTTGGCACAGGTGTTGTCAAAGGGCCTTTTAACTTTTACAAGCGTGTCCACAAGTGGGGCCGTGACGACGAGGGTAATCGGGAATACCAGCCCTACGAGAAGGTTGTACCTAAAATTGAGATGGTGTCTTCGTGGGATTTTCACCCAGACCCATCCGCTACCAGCATAGATGACTGTGAATACGTCATAGAACGTCACAGACTAAACCGCCAACAACTTCGCGCACTAATCAAGCGTCCTTACTTTATTTCGGGAGCTATAGAAGAGTGCCTAGCAAAAGGCCCTAACTACGAAGATAAGTATTACGAAGACACAATTCGTGAAGATGAAAACGAACCATACGTTTCAGAGAACCGCTACGAAGTTCTCGAATACTGGGGTGTTCTTGACGCTGACCTAGCTAAGTCAGCAGGGTTTGCAGAAGCAGATATGATGTCAGAGTTTGACGAACTACAGGTAAACATCTGGGTTTGTGGAAACATGATACTTCGTTGTGTTCTTAACCCCTTCACACCAGCCCGTATCCCGTACCAAGTGTTCCCTTACGAAGTCAACCCGTACCAGCTATGGGGTGTCGGCGTAGCAGAGAACATGGAAGACGCTCAGAAGCTCATGAATGGTCACGTACGTATGGCTATTGATAACTTAGCTCTAGCAGGTAATTTGGTGTTTGACGTGGATGAGGCAAGCCTTGTGCCGGGCCAAAACATGGATATATTCCCCGGTAAGATATTCCGTCGCCAATCAGGTGTTACAGGGACAGCCATCAACGGTTTGAAGTTTCCTAACACGGCTGGTGAAAACCTACAAATGTATCAGATTAGCCGCCAGTTGGCTGACGAAGAAACTGGTATCCCATCCATTATGCACGGTCAAACGGGCGTTAGTGGTACGGGCCGCACAGCGGCAGGATTATCCATGCTCATGGGTTCTGCTGGTCTGGCAATGAAGACAGTCGTAAAGAACATTGACGACATGCTGCTAAAGCCATTGGGTGAAGCATACTTCCAGTGGAACATGCAGTTTAACGAAGACTCCCCTGACATCGAGGGTGACCTAGAAATCAAACCACGCGGTGTTGCAGCCGTAATGCAGAAAGAAGTTCGTAGCCAGAGGCTGACAACGCTTCTACAAACAGTCGCTAACCCTATGTTAGCACCATTCATCAAGATACCAAACCTGATGCGTGAACTGGCTATATCACAAGACATCGACCCTGATAGTCTAGTGAACGACCAAAACGAAGCTCAACTGTATGCAAAGATGTTACAAGGGATGATGGCAAATGCTCAACAAGAAGCAAGCGCAGACGCTGGCCCCGCTGGTGCAGGGCAAGGAATGGGAAGCCCTGAAGGAGTACCTGCAGGACCTCCGGGAACTGACGATTCAGGGCGTGGTGACGGCACAATCGGAGTCGGAACTGCTCCGGGCGCAGGGGAAGCTGGCTTTACTGGAAACACTCCTCAAACTCAAGAGTAACCACGAGGCGGTAATCAAGAATGGTTGACAGAATACAGCTAGGCACGACTAGAAAAGAAGACGAAAAGGAAGTGCTGACAAGAAAGCAGTATGAATCCTCTTACGTTGACTTTTTTAGTCAAACTTTAGGTATGCCCACTCTAGAGGAGCAGACAGGTATTGATGTTACGGCCCCTAAGATTGGTGGTGATTCATCTACGAAAGATACAAGTGACGGAAACGAAGATTCACAAGCCAACTTAGAACGAGACTTACTCGGTGCGTTAGGTGGAGACTCAGGTGCTTTAGGCGGAGATATTAAGTTTGGTGAAGATGCTGCGGATTTTAACTTTACACAAAAGTACGATACATACGGTGACTTTTTAAAGCAACAGCCGGGACAGCACGACAGAGTTGAGATGTTTAGCGAAGTGTTTGACCCACTTACTCGCGGTGACTTTAAAGACATAAAACCGGGTGCGCTGTTTGATTCGGGTATAAAAAATGTTCAACAAATTCCCGGCGCAGTAGACCAAACTGCTAAAGACCTACAACAAACAGGTTTAAAGGCCACCGCCGAAAAAAATAAAGAAAAGGTCGTAGGAAGTCTTATGGGTGTTGTGGGTGGTATCCCCGGAAGTATAGCGGGTGGTTTTATAAACGGCACAACCACTACAAATGCTTTTGGAAAGGCGTCGTTTAGACCGAGCGGAGCATTAGGCTTTGTTGCGGATATGGTTCATTCTAAACAGTATCAGGATATGGCACAGATAAGAGCAGCTACAGCAGCCGACGCGAGTGCCACAGGGTTTGCAATGGCTATCGGCGGGTTCGGCATAACTCGTGCGCCGGGGTCAGGGTCTTACACTGGAAACATGAGGGGTCTTTCTCACGTTCAGGTAAAAACCTTAGAGTCTCTTAATAAAGGATATCTCCCATCCTCATATAACATGCAAAAGGAAACTGGTACGTCTTTGGCGGATGCTGGGTATGTTTCTGGTAGGTTAAGCACGGGTGGATATTATAAGGATAACGGCACGTACATGACGGCTACAGGTCAAACTGCAGCCTTTGGAATGGAAGCAGACGCCAAAGCCTTGGGAGAAAAATACGGCATATCAGACGTAGAAACAGTTAGAGGTATTCTTGCGAACGCCAGAAACGGTAGAGGTACTGTTTCGGGTCTTATGGCAGCAGAAAAAGCTAGAATTGATAAAGCAGCAGCAGATAAAGCAGCAGCAGATAAAGCAGCAGCAGATAAAGCAGCAGCAGATAAAGCAGCGGCAGATAGAGCAGCGGCACAAAAACGTGCTACAGATGAAATCAATAGAAGACGACAGCAAGAATACGGAAGAGACGACAGTGGCGGCGGTTACGACTTTGGCGATACCGGACAAACCGGAGCCACAGGAGGCACTGCAGACTACGGCGGTGCTTCAGCAGGAGCTAGAGGCTTTGCTGATGGTGGGCAAGTCGGCATGGCTGTAGGTGGACAGATGGCAGCAGGCATGGCACCATCTGGATTTATCGGTGCGCCACCTAGCCAAGTATCCGAAGCAGAGTCAGTTGCAGACAACGTAAACACTCAAAAGCAAGAAGGTACATTCATCATCAATGCAGCCGCTGTTGAGTTCGCAGGCGAGTCTGACATTATGAAAATGCTTAAAGACGCGCAGAAAGAAGCAGTTAGACGCGGAATAACAGTTGACAATCCAGAACGCAGTGCTAAACTAATAGATGTAGCCGTATCACGAGGAGAAGTGACGGTTGCACCTCATCTCGTCAAAATCATCGGTGAAGACCGCCTTACCAAGATAAACAATCGCGGTAAACCGGAAGTTAAAGAACGCATCGAAGAGAACGGTCAGCAGGCCGTAGGTGCGGCTGAAGGTGGGTTCCTTGGTTTTATTGACAGCATCAACCCTTTTTCATCTAGCGAAGAAGAAACACCCCAGCAAGGCTTTGCTACGGTACCTGTAAAGCCCGTAGAAGCGCAGCCTGTACCTGCAGGTAGGGAGCTAGAGGGTGACGTAGGAGAAGCAGA